GCAGAGTTTACAGGCGTTAGCCTTACTAACTTTGCTCCAACTGCGTGGGAGCTCATTCCGTATTCCTTTCTAGTCGACTACTTTTCCAATATTGGGAATGTTATCGACACCGCTTCCTTGGGTACTGTCTACCTTTCGTGGGGTGTTCGTACTGAGAGGCAGTTTTTCGAGTACACTTCTAGTGCATTCGATTTATACTACCCCTTGAATACTGACAGCCATGAGAGGTTTATCCATAAAAGCGTGAACGCGTCTGGTGGTCGTTCCTATCAGCAAAACTTCTTCAGGAGTCCTGTTGGTTCGGTCGAAGTAGGAATACTAGACCTTACTTTCAAGATTCCGGGTATCGATGAGTCACGTAAGTGGCTCAATATCGGTGCCTTGGCAGCCAAGAGGCGATTGCCTTTTGACTGACAGAAGAAGCTAGCTTATAGGTTCATTTACGTCGTCAAATTGGAGGTCTTAAATGACCGTTTCTCTGTCGACGCCTGTCACTGGGACAGCCCAGACCGGGCTTACCTCGCCTACCTATACGGTAGTCGCGGACACGCCACCCAATGCGTATTCGAAGCAATACGCCGTGACCGCCCTCGGTGGCACTCAAGCCAACGTGGATGTTCACGGGGCGAGCAAGCCATTCACCATTACCTTTTCGAGACCGCAGAACATCCGTTCTGCACCTGTCCCGAATCCGGTTACTGGTGTGATGTCAAACTCGCCTAGGAATGTCTATTCGGTTGTGGTTCGTAAAGGGGTTGCCCCCGGTACGAGCCAGAACCCGCAAGTGATGGTACTTCGCTGCGACCTTTCGGTCGTCGCTGGTGCCGATCTTGTGGAGCCGGAAGACATTCGGGCAGCACTGAGTTTCCTTATTGGGAGCCTCAGCCAGGTTTCTTCTGGACTTGGCGATACCCTTATTACCAACCTGCTATGAAAGGCAGGAAGCGATATTGGGTATCACTTGTAGCGGTAATCTTAGCTGCTCTATGCTCGGATTCGAGCATTCAGGAGCTTTTGAAAAGCTGCTATTAAGCAAGTTGCTGTCGGAGGTGGAATGTGGAAGTTTCTTCCAACGCTCTTTACTCCTACTTACTCGACGACCTCTATGGCGATTCTCGTGATTATTGGGAGAGGTTTCTTTCCTCAACCGATATTAGCGATTATTGGCCTGGTGCTTCCGTCCGAGATGTAGCGAAGCTTCGTCTGGCTAGGTCGATCTATAAAAAGCTTATAGATATTACCAGTTTAGACGCTGATAAGCTATGTCTGGAGAAATTCCTGGCTGCTAATAGCAGATGCCAGAATTGGCGGTTGAATCTGCAGAGCTCGAAAGATGAGGAGCTTTACGGTCTCTTTCTCAAAGAGATCGATAACTTTCTTCATCCTTTTGGCAAGCCCTTGGTCAAATCTACCATGGATATTTGGTCCGCTGGTAGGCTTGGCCCTGGTGCAAGCCTGGGTGCTACCGGGGTCGACTTCTATTCGAAGTTGTTCTCGTCCCAGCTTTCTGCAACGTCGTCCGAAGTGTATCAACAATACACTGAGTATTGCCAATGGTTTCCCAACTGGTGCGGCGCGGAGTTAATCCGCTTATCCGCATTTGGGTTCCCTCGGTATACTTGTAAGAGCTCTCTTTCATTCGTGCGAAAGACACGCGATATTTCGCGTTCTATCTGCACTGAACCTTCGCTGAACATGTTTGCTCAGCTTGGGCTTGGTGAGATTATATCTGCCCGCTTGAAAAAATTCTTCGGGATTGATTTAAGCTCGCAGCCGAAAAAGAACGTGGACCTTGCTCGTTGCGGAAGCATCGACGGATCCGTGGTAACACTGGATCTTGAAAGTGCCTCCGACAGCCTGAGCCTCGGTGTTTGTGAGGCGGTGTTGCCGAGTTGGTTTTACAACCTGCTTTGTGACTACCGTACTCCTTTTACCGAATGCGATGGCCAAAAGGTCGAGTTGAATATGGTTTCTACAATGGGGAATGGTTTTACCTTTCCTTTGCAGACCATGTTCTTCTCTTGTATCGTTCGAGCTGTTAGCTCATGGTGGGGTTGCTCCCTCCCAAGAGCTGATGAACCTGAATCACCCTGGGGTGTTTTTGGTGACGATATCATTTGTCCCCCGCTAATTGCGGGTGACGTGGTCCGTCTCCTCAACCTCCTGGGTTTTAGGGTCAACAGTTCGAAGTCCTACTTCGTAGGGCCGTTCCGCGAATCGTGTGGTGGTGACTTCTATGAAGGAGTCAACGTGAGAGGTGTTTACCTCAAAACGCTTCGCACCATGCAATCTCGGTATGTGGCTATAAATCTCTTAAACGAGTGGTCAGCTAGGACAGGTATTTACCTGCCCAGAGCAGTCGGCTACCTTGTTGACTCAGTTAGGTATTTGGCAGTACCTTTCTGTGAAAACATGGATGCCGGCATACGGGTTCCATATGAGTTAGCTATAGGTACCGGGCCTAAGTATAAGTATCAACGATATTATTATCGCTGCTACGAAGCTCAGGTTCCGATGCTTGGCTTCTCAGATGATGGTCGTATCCACGTTCCTGCAGCGTTTCGAAAGCGCCGCAAGATCATCTACAACCCGGATGGGTTGCAGATAGCGTTTGAGGGAGGTTACATACGAAATAGTAGAGTTCCTATCGCCCTTAAACAAGGTGATAGGCCTCGCTATCGCACGACAGTGAAGTGTTCCCCATTCTGGGGGCCTTTGCTGGCTCAGCTCGATGAGCATCGAGATGAGTGTTTTTGGGAGCGGTGCAAATCCGCTGTTC